TAAAATTAAAATTAAGGATAATGATATTGTCATATATTGTACTATATCATCGTTTTATTATAATGAGTCTACATATAGAATAAATAATATTATGATGACTGGTACTCATATAATATATGTATGATTGGGGCATTATTAATATTTACTACATCATTATTAGTAAAAATAGTTGTACATTATGATAATAAGAAAGTTAAACATTCTAAGCTTGATATTTATATGATGATGTCTAAGGTTAGGATTAATTATAAGATTCCTCTATATATCTTAAATAATCCTGATTTTTTTCAAGTCATGTATATATTTTTTAATTTAACAAGTTCATATATTATATATAACGATTATATAACTGTCAATGGACACAAGTATAAAATAAACTATATAAATAGACTTAGTAATTTTTATATGGAAAAGATTATATACTTAAGTGAGAGTAAATTTATATATATAGGACATAACAATCACACAACATTAATATATGATGAATTATGATAGAAATAATTAAATTTATACCATTAGGAATTATATTAGTAGTTATTTTATATGTAATTATACATTTTATTATATGTTTGATTAAAATAAAAATTATGAAATATAAAGTTTATAATGATAAAATAAACAAAAAAATATATGTATACTAAAAATTATGTAGATAAAATAATTAAAAATTTTGATAAAAAAGAATTACTTAGAATTACAAATAAGTTAAAAAATGATATATCTTTTTTTGAAAAAGTTTTAGAAACTAAAAATATAGACTTGATGTTATATAATGAAATAGCAAACTATATGAATGATATGCGTGGGCAGCATCATTACAGAATTCCCTATCGGTATACAATTAATATAACAAATAAAATAATAAGTCAAACATATCAATATGAAAAATATTATATTTTAGAGAAAACAGATGGAACAAAATTATTAGCACAATCATTTTATTCTAAAATTTTTGATATTAATGGTATAAAATATGGCAAGAAGATGTTAATATTAGATGAGAAGTTAAATAATTTATTAAAAAAAAAGACTGAAATAAACGATAATTCATATTATTATGATGGATCATTTGTAGAAAAAAATTATTTTAAAAGTATTACTCCTGCATCATCATTATATACAGAAGAAGAAATATTAAATTTTAAAAATTTATTAAAAGATAAAACTACTAGAACTATGTTAAAAGGATTGATAAATGAAGTATGATATATATTTATTTCTATTAATGGCTTTATTAAGAAATAGTAAAAAAAAAGGAGGTATTCCAAAAGGGGAAATCATATATCTATTAAAAAATAAATTTTTATTAAATGAAATATTAATTAGTAAACAAAAGAATATAAATGTTTTTTTAGAATATCATCAATTAACTATTAACTATGAGTAGAAACAAAGAACATGAATTAATTATAAACAAAATAGAAGAGTCAAATTTTAATTGTTTATTTTATGTTGCAACTGGATCTGGTAAAACTAGAATACTAATTGAATCCATTAAGAAGTTAAATCCAAAATCTGTATTATGGACATGTGCTACAGAGAAATTTAGAGCACAAGGTTTAAAAGAAGAATTTGATAAATGGGAAGGTGATTTCAGTATAATTAAACCAATATGTTGGCATTCATTGGGTTCATGCAAAGAAGAGTTTGATTTAATTGTTTTAGATGAAATCCAAATGATGACTAAAAGAAGGTTTTCTTATTTTAAGAAACATAAACCCTCTCATATAATAGCATGTTCTGGTACTGAATCAGGAGATTTTGATAAAAAATCAATGATAGATAGTTTAGGAATAAAGAAAATTCTTCAAGTTGGTGTAGATGAAGCTGTAGAAAAAGGTTTAATTTCTAATTATGAAGTAGAAATAAGATATTGTGAATTAGATAATATTACTAAAAAACAAATAAAACCAGGATTTGCAGTAACAGATAAACAAACTTATGATTGGTATACCAATAAAATAAATGAACTTAGAGAAGAAGGTGAATGGGAACTACATAAGAGAATGAGTTTAGCAAGAGCTAGATTTATATATAACTGTAAAAGTAAATTGTTACCTGGGTTATCTATAGTAAGAGAGTTGAGGGATAAGAGAACTATTATATTCTCAAAATCAACTGATATAGCAAACCAATTAAGTCATAATACTTTCCATACAGTTATGGATAAAAAATTAGCAAATGAAAACTATTCTAATTTTAATTCTTATAAAGAAAACCATATATCAGTTGTGGAAGCAGCTAATACTAGTTTAAACTTTGTAGATATAGAAGTAGTTTATATTCACCAGTTAGATTCCAATCCTGTAAATTTTCTACAGAAACAAGGTAGAGGTTTAAGGATTAGAGAAAACTATAAGGCTAAAATTATTATTTTATGTATGAAAGATACACAAGATGAAGTTTGGGTAAACAAATGTATTGAATCATTAAAAAATATTAATCATGTTGAATAAAATAAAATGAGAAAAGATTATTGGAAATTAGTAGATGAAATTCAACCTCAAGTAATAGGTATCTTGATAGCTAAAGGATATGTAGAAGTAATAGATAAAAATGGACCTTATAAATGGGGAAATTGTAAAATTACAAAAGATGGTGAAAAGGTTACAAAAATAATTGAGGTGAATGAAACATTCTTATTGGAGTATATAAAACTATGGCCAGCAGGATATAGAAGTACAAAAGGACTTGTTAAAGCTAAATTAGCAAGATTCTTAACTGAGCATGAATGTTCTGAAGAAGATATTATTCTAGCTACTAAGAAATGGTTATTAGATAAAAGAACTCCTTATCATGGTAAAGCAGATTTTTTCTTTTATAAAGAAATAGCTGGAGGTGAGGAATCAAGATGTGAAGAGTATATTGAATTAATAAAAGAAAAACCAAAAGATGATTACAGGAAAACCTTTATCTAATGATTTTATATCAAAAGTAGAATTAGGAATGACTGGTGCAAATGTAGGTATTCCTGGAGGATTACCTAGATTTGATAATAGAGTATATAATATACAGACAGGTAAGATGACCAGTATAGTTGGTTCAAGTAAGTCTTAACATGATGTTAACATATAATTATTAAAATATATTAATATTATTATCTATATTTGCATATGGCAATTATAGATGATAAATTAAAAAATGTTGTTGGAATTTATTGTATAGAAAATATAATAAATAATAGAAAATATATAGGATCTTCTATAAATGTATATTATAGATTAGAGAAACACATGAGTTTACTGAAACATAATAAACATGCAAATCCTATATTACAAAATTCTGTTAATAAACATGGAATTGAAAATTTCAAATGTTATTTATTAGAAAAATCTATTAAAAATAAATTAGAAAAAAGAGAAGAATTTTATATTAAAAATGAACTGAATCCTTATAATATTAGATTACAAGTAATTAGACCAATTAATACTCCAGAAATAAATAAAAAACATTCTATTACTAAAAAAAGAATGTTTGCTTCTGGTGAATTAATATCTTCTTCTGAAAAGAAGGTAAAATATTATAATGAAAAAGGGGAACTATTACAAGTATTTGATAGTATTAAAAAATGTGCTAAAAATACACATATTAAAAATAGTGATTGTAATAGAATTTTAAGAAATAAAATGTTAGAGAAAAATGGTTATTTTATCAAATATTATGAAGATTATTCTCCTTTATATTTAAATGCCAGAATATTATCTAAACATATACGTAGTAAAATAAATATAATAGTATTAACAAACATTAATAATATTAATGAAATACTATATTTTACTAATATTGAAATATTTTTTAAAATATGTAAAGGAATTGGTTCTAAAAAATATTATAAAATTCTAAATAAACAACGTGAAAATAAAATTGAATACAATAATAATTATTATTACATAGGACTTGTAAAACCTTGTGAATTGCTGGAAAATCCTTCTAAATGGGACAATCAGCAGCTAATAATAAATGGAAACATTTATGGAAGTTCAACGACTAGCTGAATACTTTCTTACCATGTGGTGATGGAGAAAATGAATCAGCCAAGAGCGCAGGGAGTGATCTTATATATACCAATATTTAAAGGATCACTATGATATAGTCTGGACTGCAACTATAAATTAGAATTAAGAAATTGCAGAACTAAAGGATAAAGAGCCTTTAGGATAACAAACGGGTAAGACAGCATTTGCTATATGGAGATATATATTTATTCCTTGGGTTAATGGTAAAAAGAAAAATATTAAATGGATTTTCTATTCTTTAGAAGTAGATGTTGATCAGATTAAAGCTAGATTAGCAGCAATGTTTGCTTTTCATTTTTATAAAATAGAAATAGATCCAAATTTAATTTACTCTCTTGGTAATAACTTATTATCTTTTGAACAATATGAATTAATAAAGAAGATTTCAGATGAACACTTAAATCCATTATTTGATAGAATAACATTTATAGGAGATGCTAATGATTCATATCCAACAGCAATATACAAATATTGTCTAAATTATTATAGGAATAATGGAGAGGTTATATATGAAACATATGAAACTATGGGTGCATCAGATGAGAAGATAAATAAACAGAGAATTGTTGGATATAAATCTAATAAAGAAGAAGAAGTATTTTTAATAATTGATACTCTGGGTTTAATGAAAAAGGAATCTAGATTTACCAAAAAAGATAATATTGATAAATGGTTAGAAGATTATGCTATAACACTAAGAAATATCTTTAAAACTACTATTATTAATTTACATCATTTAAATAGATCTATATCTAATTTTGATAGAGTAAAACATTCTGGTGAGGATCTACAACCTCAGCTGGATGATATCAAGGACACTTCTGGTATTGGAGAATGCTCAGATCTTGTATTATGTATATTTAATCCCAATGTATTTAAAGAAATTGAAGTACATCAGGGATATAATTTAAATGATTATAAAGGACAATATAGATCATTACATGTGCTAGCTTCAAGATATACAGAATGTCCATTAAACGTAGCAGTGACATTTAATTTTAAAACAGGTGCATGGGCAGAACTCCCATCACCAAAAATTTAACAATATGGCAAAAACCGTAATAATTGTAGGAGAATCAGGAACAGGCAAGTCTTCATCTTTAAGAAGCTTAAACTCAAAAGAAACGTATATTATAAAGGTAATAGACAAAGAATTACCATTTAGAGAAGATAAGAACTACAGTACTGCATTAAAGAATTTAGCAGTCACATCAAAATCAGAAGATATTGTGGCTATATTAAAGGGGATATCAAAGTCTAGACCTGATATTAAAAATATCATAATAGATGATATTGGTTTTGTAATGACAAAAGAATTCTTTGACAGAAGTAATGAATCAGGTTTCGTCAAATTTACAGATATAGCAAAACATATGCAAGAAATTATCCAAACTTGTGAAAACCTAGAAGGGGATTTAACAATTGCCTTAATGTTTCACGTTGAAAATGTGGTATCAGATGGGATAATTGTAGAAAAAGGTCTAAAAACTATAGGAAAATTACTTGATCAAGCATATGATCCTAGAGCAACTGTATCCACAGTATTCTATACGGATGTAAAAGTAGAGAAAGAGACTACTGTATATGAATTCATAACAAATAGAGTAGTAGTTAAGGGTGTAACTATACCCGCAAAATCTCCAATAGATATGTTTGAGAAACGTATTCCAAATGATTTACAGTTTGTATTCAATAGAATTAGAGAATATTATAGTTAATATAATGTTAAAGGTATAATAAATATAAGGAAAATCCTTATCTTTGTTTTTTATTTAACCTAAAACATTACAAATGAGCAATTACAGCTTTACAAATCTAGATGAATCTAGAACCCCTTTTCCAGTTGCAGAAAGTGTCAGTGACGTGGAATTAACTAAATGTGAATATGGTAGTGGTGAAAACTATGAATACATAGATTTTGTCTATACCAGAAACACAGAAAACGGTACTTCTACGCTTAAAGACAGAATCTTTTCGGTAAATGCCAATAACATTAAGGCAGCAGACTATATTCCTGGAGACACAAAAGAATTAGCAGTACAGAGAGAAGAGATGAAGTTAATGAAGAAGTTGTTACATGTAGCTACAAAATTTGGGATTACTAAGGATGACTTACAAAACCTTCCAAGTAGCTCATTCTCTGCTATGGCTAAGACTTATTGCCAACTTATATCTGCAGCTGATACTAATGTAAAGCTTTACTGTAAGACTGTTAGGGACAAAAATGGCTATACAAAAATGAGTAAATATGTACCTTTTTTACAAAAAATGGGTACTCCATCTGAGTTAAAATATAACTCATATGAGCTTACACAGTTAGCTATTAATACACCCACTAATGGAGCCGTAAAGGAAACTAGAAAAGTTGAAGACTGGGTATAATTAAATCCCAAAATTTTTAGGTGGGGGATAGGAGGAAACTTCTATCCCTCTTTTTTTTAAAAAAACAAATTATGAGCTATCATTTTTTTCCAGAAACATATGATGAGTTATTAAGGGTTGTTTCTGAAGAAGAGATAATGTTGCATTATTTTGGGGACTTTCAAGCAAAAACCTATTTCTGTCCATTTAAGGCTGAAAAAACCCCTTCTTTTAAGATTACTTATTATAAGGGTAGACTTAAATGGATTAGATTTGGGTTAGTGGATAGATTATCTTCTCCAATAGACTTTGTAATGATGAAATACTCAATACCATTTCCAGATGCATTGAGAAAGATTTATTTAGAAGTAAAAGGAGAAAGAAGAATCTATAATAGACCAGAACTAGAGAAGATACCTCAATCAATTAAGTATGCAGAAGAATGGATGCAATTTGAATTAGATTATTGGGAAGAATATCATATAAATAAGAAGCAATTAGAAAAGTTTAATATATTCCCCTGTACTGCTTATTGGATAGGCAATATTAGATGGCATTATTCTAAAAAAGGTGATCCTTTATATGTATATATACATTCAGATAATTCCTGGACAGGGTATAGACCACTTGCAAAAAAGAATGATGACAAGTTCAGAAAATATAATATTTCTGGGCATATAATGGGTCTAGATCATATTCCACAAAATGGTAAAAACTTATTTATAACATCTTCTTATAAGGATATATTAGTCCTAGATTTAATTGATATACCAAGTATTGCTCCTCATACAGAAAAATCATTGATTGATAAGAACTTAATTGAAGAACTTAAATCTAGATTTGATAATATATATGTAGCATATGATAATGATGAAACAGGAGTATCACAAAGTATAGAATTAAGTAAAGAGTTTGGTTTGAAATATTGGAATGTACCAAAATCCTGTATTGGATGTAAAGATCCTAGTGATTTAATCAAGGTAAAAGGAATTGAAGAATTGAAAAACCTAATTTATAATAAAATATGTTAAATTCAGAAATCAAAAAAGAAGTATTAAAAGATATGCAAATTGGAGATGTAATATATATTAAACGTGTTATTAATCTGATAACAGCTACACATCTATGTATATTACCTAAAGAGAATAGAACTTATGTGTTAAAAGGAATATTTTTTAATTCTAAAAATCCAAAAGGTGTTTTATCTGATATACATATAACAAATAACTCTAATATAAAAATTATAAATTTTGAAAATATTACTAAACTCAAAAGAAATGGTATAATAAACGAGGTTGAATATGATAATATAATCAATTTATTTTTAAAAGATGGATTAGAAAAAAAGATGTTAGTTGAATTATTAAGTAAAATTTGTAAAAATTATGAAATATAGAATATTAGAAGATTTTAATGATATAGAGGATGAATTATATTATCCACAGGTGAAAAAATATGGTATATGGTGGTATATAACATTATCACGAGGTATTCATTTTTATAAAGAAAATGTTAATGTACTTAGATATGCACATCAAGGTAAAGCAGAAGAATATATAAAAATGTATCATAAATATAGAAAACCAATAGTACATACTGTAGATGAAATTAAGTAAAATATTATTAAAAGATTGGATAGACTTGGTAGATGAAGAACTTACAGAAGATTTGATTCAACAATTAGATATAATGTATAAGACTTCAGAAATATATCCATATAAAGATAAAGTATTTAGAGTTTTCCAAGAAATGAAACCAGATGATGTGAAGGTTGTATTACTAGCGATGGATCCTTATCCAGGATACTATAATAATGCACCTTCAGCATGTGGTAGAGCTTTTGCAACTGAAAATGGATATTTAAATCCTAGTTTAAGAAACTTACTTAAAGAATTAAAAGATGACATGAATATAATAGAAACAGATTACTCATTACAGTCATGGGTTGATCAAGGTGTATTTTTATTAAATACTGCATTAACTGTAGAAGCTGGTAAACCTGGATCTCATATTAATTTATGGAAACCATTTATGAAATCATTAATACCCAATATCAAGAATAAAACTTGGATATTATTAGGAGCAAATGCTCAATCATGGGAACAGTACATTGATGGAGAGATTATAAAAGCAGCACATCCTTCACCAATGGCTAGAGGTAAATTTTTTGGTAGTAAAATATTTAGTAAGACATGGAAAAAAGTATAGAAAGTGTAATACACACAGGAAAGAAAATAATGCTTGATAATGTTTTCTTTGGATATTTCTTAGCAATGTTAGATAAGAGTATGTCTAAAGATATAGAAACAGCAGGTGTTAGAATGGGTAGAATGGGACCTGAACTTCTTGTTGGAGAAGAATTCTGGGGAGATTTAAATGATATAGAAGCTAAAAGTGTCCTGCTTCATGAACTCTTACATGTAATGTTTGGTCATTTAACTGATGGAGGATTTTATTCAGATCATAAGTTATTAAATTTAGCTAAAGATTTAGAAATAAATCAATTGATTACTGGTTTACCAGGTCAGGATATGACACAAAAAGAATTTTTGAAATTTGTAGAAGATAACAAAGAGAAGATATTAGCTAAAGAAATGAAATTACCATTTAGAGGTGTATTTTTTGAAGATTTTGGATTTGATCCTGTAAAAGAAGCTCATAGAGGAACTAAATATTATTATGAGGAATTAGTAAAAAAATCTAAGAAAAATGATAATCTTGGTAAGCAAATAAGACAATATTCATCTCAATGTGATGAAGGTGTAAAACATGTTTTCATGCATGATTGGAAGGATTTTGAAGAAATGGGACCAGAACAAAAAGAACTTGTTGAAAATCAAATAAAAGGTTATATGAAAAAGATTGCTGAAGAGAATGAAAAAAGTAATTCTTGGGGTAATCTTCCACAACATTTAAGAGATTTAATTCAAGATCTAATAAGACAAAGACCTCCAGTAATTTCATGGAAATATTATTTTAGAAGATTGATTGCAAAATCAATAGATTATAATATTAAATCTACAAGAGTAAAACCAAATAGAAGGATTGAGGATAATCCTACTATGAAGTTTGAACAAAGATTAAAAATATTTGCTGGTCTAGATACTTCTGGATCAATGGGAGAAGATGATATTAAAGAATGCTTTACAGAAATACATCATTTTTATAAGACAGACAATCAAATAGTAATAGGAGAATGTGATTGTCATTTAGATGAAGAAAAAGATGTGTATGATTATAAAGGTAAATATCCAAAAAAGAGATTAGGATTAAGTGGTGGTGGCGGAACTTCGATGTCTCCATTACTCGAACATGTAAATAAAAACAAGATGAAATATTCTACTTTTATTTACTTAACAGATGGTTATATGTCACCACCTGGAATTAATCCAAAAGTTCCAACTATTATTGTTGTAACTAAAACAGGAGCAGATCCTGTTGAAATGAAAAAGCAGGGTTTTCCTGGAATTATTATTAAAATGAATTAAATATGATTAATAAACATTTTTTGTTTGGTAAAGAATTAGAAAGGGACAAATTTATTGCCCATGTAATTGAAGAAGAGAATGGTATAGCACTTACTACAAGATTAGTGTTATTCAATAACCAATTAGGTAGAAGAGATCAATGTGATCCAATTAGTTTAGCTGAAGAATTAAATAAACCCAATGAACCAGTTGAGAATTTAATTGCAAAGTTAATGTCAGAAGATGACACTTTAAATGTTACTAAACAGTTAGTTGATGCAAACATTGATGGAGAAGAAATTATTGAAAGAGTAACTTCAGAAGATGAAGTTATTTCAAAAATGGGATTTGAATTATTAAACCAAATAGGAGTTAAATGACACAAGAAGTAGTATATCTAACACCATCAGGTGTAAAAAGTAAATTAGCTCAATTCATTGAAGCAAATAAAATATTAGAGAAGAGAGGATTATTGAAGAATGCAATAAACTTAGAAGGAGTCCCTGGAATTGCAAAAACATCTTCTGTAATCCAGTTTTGTAAGGAGAATAATATTGGATTTGAAAAAGTAAATATGGGAACTATTGATGATCTTGGTGAGATTACTGGTTTTCCAATAAAAGAATTTGAGTTAAAAAAAGGAGAAGAAATATTTTGGGCAAATGATAA